ACTAAGGCGCTCATGGTTCCGTTTTGTCGTACCCACGGTTTCCTGGGGCTATTCACTTGTCAAAGAACCCATCCCCTAGAGGATGTCGGAAGGCATTCGCCATCCGTCGATGGTCAAAACATATCCACTATCGGATAGGATTGCAAGCGTGGATTTGCGGTTGAGACGAAAAAAAATTGATAAGGCTATGATTTTACATGCGAAAAAAAGTTATCCACAGGCTTGGAATGGCCTATGTGGCGCTATTTGTGGCGTCCCTGGCCGTGCAATAGGTGGTGCAATAGGTGGTGCAATAGGTGGTGCCTTATGCGTGAACAATGTGGCTCGATTGTTCAATGGTGATGGAAGGCCGAAAGCCAATAGACGCCCCACCACACGCCCATGCCTGAATAAGAGCGACCACACGGCATAAAGCGCCCCATAGGACGCCCAAAAGCTCCCCGTGTGGATTCAGCATCCAACGTGGAACATTGAAATTGCTAGGTTTTTCCGTGGTACGTGGCGAAAAGTGTGGCGTTTGGCGCGGTTTGAGGCGACCAGGAGGCCGGAAACAGGCATCCACCACCCCCCACCGGGGGGAATGCGCGAGATGCTTCTAATCCGATTGGGGCCTCGAATTTTTTCGGTAAAATAGCCCGACCCCCAGGACGACCTAAGAACGCCCCAGGAAAGGCACCTAGGAGGCTCCAGGACGGGCGCTAGAGGTCAGCCAGGGGTTATCCCTAGGTCGGAGCTAGATGCCAATCCTAGGCCATCCCTGTGGCTTGACACTCCTGGGTATGAGCGGAAGCGAATACCCAGGAGGGGAGGCCATCAGCGACGGACGGGATAGTCCGGGGTCCACGGTCGTTCACCGATGAACAGGACGTAGAAGATCGCCAGGCCAATGAGGATGAAAACCCAGCGAGGCCCATTGCCGGAGTCATGCTTGAGCCAGGAAACGATGGTCTGCTTCATGGACAGTATCTCAAAGGTGGAGGGATGGGGAGGAATGATAGGAATGATGATGAGGATGGACAACCCCTCCTACCAAGCCTAGGCCAAGCCTTATGCCCTACCTTATGCCCTACCTTATGAAATCCTAGGCAGGCTAAAGGCATTCCTAAAGACAAGACATAAGATATATAACCTTAGGCAACCCTGGGGGATAGGGCCTCCCTCCTATTGTGGGGGGTAATTGACACACCATCCCTAGTGGTCAAAAAAAGCCAGAAGCCACTATCTCTAGTAGCTCCTGGCAGAGATCGTCAGTCGTAAATCCAGCTATCCGAGGGGCGCTCGGTGCCGAACTGGCGGTGGAAGTCCTCGATGAACTTCTCGTACTCGCGCTCTCGAAGCTCTTCCAAGTGTTCTTCATGGGCGCGGGCAGTGTCCCGGCTCATGTGCTCCACCCAATAGGCGACCGCGATTGCCAGGACATCGAGGCGGTCATCATGCGCCAGGGAGCCTCGATCACGGGTGATGCGGGATAGCTGGTACATGAGTTGGAACTTCGGGTCGTCCGTTCGCTCATAGTCCTGCTTGATGACCGCATGGTCGAAGATCAGCCGGTGCTGGTTCATCAGCGGTTCCAGAGTGTCGCAGATGCGGCGCTCCTTCTGCTGGCTGTGCTTGACTTCTTCGATGGTCACAGGATGGACCCTGGCGAACACTGGCTTAAGAAGCTGGGTGAACATACCGTCACCGAAGTTCGCCTCCACGATCACCCGGTTAACGTTCTGCATGGCACCGATGGTTGCCAATGCCTGGAGGGTCTTCTCCCCATAGCCGTCCTTAAAGCCGCCAGAGGCGGTCACGAAGAGGTTGCCGTGGAGTATCTTGACGACCGCATAGGCCGTCTCGTCAGCACCCCTACCTGCCGGGTCGATTGCCATGACTGAGCCGGTGTACTCGGCCATCTCGTTCGCAACCCACATGGGCCGGTAGTAATGGTCGCCCTGGAGGCCAACCAGAGGCAAGTCCTCGTGCCGCTTCTCCGGGTCGTTGCACCAGACCATCTTGGTCGGAGCCATACGCGGGTCCAGGTGAGTGACGATGAGATCACGGAGCTTGAGCGGATAACGGTCGGCATCGCTCAGGCTGGTGTCGAGCATGAACTGGAGGGCGAAGCCGGAGCGGCCATAGGACGCCTCACGCTCCAGGAGGTCGGTCTGATGGAACCGCTGAGGGTCCACCGGGTCTCCTGGCTTGGCTCCGTTCTCGATCATCCGCATGACATACGGAGCTAGGCGGCCCATGTACTTGTCCGGGTTGTCCGGGATGCGGGCAGGCCAGACCCGGATTTCGTATCCACGCTCCGGGAGAAGGTTGTAGATCGACATCTCGGTCTGCGGGGTGCCGAGGTAGATAATGCGGCCACCCGGCTTGAGAACGGCATCGAACTCCTTGATGCGCTCGGCAAGCTGATCGCGCATGGTCTGCGTCATGGAGTTGTTCAGGCTCTCCACGTCATCCGCGATGATAACGTCAGCACGGGAGCCAGTGATCTGGCCGGTGATACCAACCGACTTCACCGAAGGTGAGTGCGAGGCACGAGCAGGGCCTACGTCGAAGGCGATGTTGGAGTCCCGCTGTCCCTTCCTGGGCCTCAGATGAGCCAGGATGGGCATCTCCGCGATAAGTCTCTTCGTGAACGTCGAGAAAGCATCCGCACGGTCCTTCGATGCGGAGACCACGAGGATGTTCAGTTGCGGGTTGTTCAGTAGCAGCCAGCAGACGAAGGCAGATGTCACCCAGCTTTTGCCTACCCCTCGGAACGCCTCGATGACGGAGCGCTTCGGCCCCTTCTGGAGGTAGATGGCGATGTCGTACTGGACCTCCGTAGGTTCCGGGAGGTTCAGGTGTCGCCAGACGAGGTAGAGGAAGTTTCGGAAGTCGGAGAGGATGGGGCTGAGAGAGGTTGAGGATTTCAGTTTCTCAGTCATTAGGGCCTCTAGGAGGCTCCACAGGCGCGAAAAAAAGGGGGNAGATAGGTAACACCTATCCACCCCCGGATGGCTCTGTACGGCCAATTATGTGGCGCTGTGGGCCTAATTAGTTGGGAAGGTAGCCCGCAATCTCTTCGCCATCGTCCGTTTCAGTGAACGGGATTTCATTGGCGAGATTGTCGATGGGGCTGTTGGGCTTGCGCGTACCGTCGATACCGTTGTCCTTGAGGAACTGGCGGGCGACACTCAGGTCAGAGGCTGTGGCCTCCCCGCTTCTGATCTTCGCCAGGAGCGTTTCGGCAAGCTCGTTGTGGAGACTTTCCAGAGTCTTCTTTAGGTCACTCATATAGGCAACCTTTCGTAGAAGATTGCCCCCAGCGCCACGAGGACGCCAGAGGCCGTCAACAGTTGGGTAATCCAGTTGAGGTTGCTGTTGCTCTTCGCCACGAGACCGCTGACCATGTTCTCCGTGGCCGTCTGGCGGTCTTCCAGCCGCTCGATGCGGGCCAGATGGCTTCCGAGGGTGGAACCAATGGTGTCCACCTTCCCTTCCACCCGGCCCAGGGCGATGAGGATTTCGTCGTTCATTACATCCTCACAGTGTCAAGGCCTGTTCCCACATGGCGTCGATCTGCTCCGGGGAGAGTGATAAGTATGCACCAATCTGCTCAATTAGCGGATGGTCACGCTCGAATTGCGAAGCATACTCCCATTCAATCTCCGCAACAGCCTTGTCCTGAGGGTCTTCTATAGCCGCGATGCCCTCCTCCACCTGCGAAAGTGATATACCATTGGTGACAAGGCCAAGCCGTATCTGGCGGGCCGTGAGGGGCGGCAGTCCTTCCGGCTCCGGCTCTGGTTCGGGTTCATTCGGTTCAGGCTCAGGCTCCGGTTCCGGCTCAATCAGCCCCTCCGCGATAAGTTCTTCCGTGGTCTTGGGCGTGAAGTCCTCATGGTAGAAGCGGAGGTCAGCGTTCGACGGCAAATGCTCCGGGACTTCGATGTAATCCGGGAACAGTTCAGGCGAGTCAGTGTCTATCAGTTCGACAATGATGTTGTTTTCGACTTTCGCAAGCAGCATGGTTTTCTCCAATTATGCCGTGCGCTTCCAAACCCGCACAGTGCGGTTGCGGGGGCGCGTCTCCGCACCACCCGTGGCGTTGATGGATAAGGTGTGACTATGAGCGCCTGAGGAACCAGTAGTTACTGGGTTCGAGCTACGATAATTACTTCTCTGGAAAGCAGTGACCTCTGAGCCAGTCCCGCTACCGGTGGAAACTCCACTATTATGGGTATGCGCTCCTGCTGAGTTCGTAGAGCCTGAATGCGTGTGGCTCTTTATCTCGTCCGCCTGAATGCCGCCGCCGAACGACAACGCATTCCCCCCTTCCGTGCGGAAGAAAATTCCCTCGTTGTTGAACAGGAGGGACCATGTACCGCCGAAAAGGCTGGACGGTGTGGCCTCCCCCGGCATCTGAATGTAGGTGGAGCCGACTGGCATGGCCCCGCCGGAAGAAAGCACTTCCTTCCACTCACCCCAGGCCGTCGCAGACGCCGCACGCTGTATCCACATGCGCCCCTCGCTCACGAACTGCCGGTAAAACGCCTTAATCCCGCTGCTATCCGTATAGGAGGCAGATACCGTCAAACCTCCATAAGCGTTGGTGCCAAGGCCGGGAATTTGCAGGCCGTCGGTGCCACCTCGTGCGAACCCACTTACGTTGCCGTGCCCATATACGTCTTGGGGTGCACCTTGCTCGTAGATGGTGTTCCGCAAGTCTAGCCTGCCGCCAATGCCAAACGCGCCGACCGTCAGGACGCGCCCCGCAGTCGTGTCCCTGGCGGACGACTGCAAGACA